GGGGTACCAACGGCAAAGTTCTCTAAACCACTTAAGCAGTTCTGTTTAAAGATTGTGCATTGACCTTGAGCAATTGTCATGGTTTAACTTGTCCAATTCTATATTGACCATCTCTGTAAGCATCACCACGCTCAAGACCAGAACCAAGGCGATTTAGCTGCATTAAGGCTTCATTGTATTTATCTTCGTAATACTTGATAAGGTCTTGCTCGCCCTTCATAAACAGCATAGCTTCACGCATTGCGCCATATAAAAGCACGGGGTCATAGTTATCACCAAGCCAGCTTGTGCCTTGGGTGTTATCAATGCTTGTAATGGTATATAGAAACCCAGAACCTGAGCCTCCTATGGAAGAACTAGGGCAGCTTAGTTGATCGCCAATAACGTAGAAGCTACCATTATTTTTAATAGTCACTGAAGTAACTATCTGCCCAGAAACAACAATGTCGGCGTATGCGCCATTACCAGACCCGCCAGACAAAGCTACGTTGTTATATGTACCATTGGTATATAGCGAGCCACCAGTAATAGTTCCACTACCAGAAATAGCACCTTGAACAATAGATACTGGGTAATAGAAATAATGTAGTTCTACGTTATAACTAGCGTCTGGAGTTGGGCCCATAATAAAAGACAACTCATTAGCGTTACTATATTGAGAACCAAACAAAGCGTAATACTTAGGCGTTCCAGTTGATGTTGGCGTTGGATAGGCTTCACGAATAAAGTTAACATCTTTATTAAGTAGGTACTTGTATGAGCCGTCTGTATCAATAACCGCCATTGAATACGTAGATAGATAGTCATTTGGGCAAGATAAATACTTATTGCTGGCTGTAACTGTACCCGTTACGTTCTTGCGTAACGATGGGATTTGAACTGAGTTGTAGATGCGCTCTTCGGCTTCTTTTACAAAAAGCGGTATGTTTGCTACAAAAAGCGATTCCGTATTCTCAGAATAGTCTTGGATTGCTTGGTACAGTTGTACGTAGTTCATTTGGGTTTAGCCCATTTTTCCACTGATCTTGCGACCTTTAGTAGCCGCGCCGTAACCACGCATAACGCCTACGCCGTATGGATTAATGGGAGCATAGTTACCTTTGCTAATACCGCCTACAGATATATTGCATTGCTCCATAACTTTAGCTCCAGCTTCATATCCATTATAGGTATTAACGTTAGTTTGTTCACCGGTCATTTTATGTGGCTCATCATAAGCCTGAGCAGGTTTGTTGTTTTTTGCCATGATTAACGACCTCTCTGAGCGGCTAATTTAGCCATACCACGACCCATTGTCTTCATGTTAGCGTTTTTCTTGCCAACAGTATGTTTGATTGGACCGTTCATAGTTTTTACGGTTGGGCCTGAATCGCCTAAATTCTTGCCTTTTGTTTTGCCTTTGGACTCAATGCCGCCGGCGCCTTTTTTGAATGTCATAATTTACTCCTAATTAACTGTTAATGTTACCGTACCTACTTGCCCTATTGCAATCAAGTAATTTGGCGTTAAAACCGTGTCAAAACTACTTGCACCACCAACTGGAGCCCAGCCCCACTGGATTACCCTACTACCTTCGGCTTGGTATCCATTTTGATCTGTAGATACTCCATTACCGCTTTGGGTTTGTAAACCCGTTTGTCCTGATGCGTAATAACTTGTATCTGGTCTTGGTTCCCGCACTGCTTGTGGGTCATTAACCGGGTACATCCCTAATTGTAGCTGAGGTTGGTCTGGTTCCCAACACTCAGGGCATACTTTAATGCTTACCATTTTAGTCTTAATGGTAAGTTTTTTGAGCTCTACTAACTTGTATCTTTGCCCACAGCGGTCACATTCCGCAATTGAGTGTTTACCAGAGCTATATTTACTAGGCACGGGTTTTACCTCTTACTGCACAACCGTCCGCGCGAGAAGATGCAGATTTAACTTTACCGCCCTTTTTCATTGGAACAGAATAGTATTTTTCGCCACGTTTTTCTATTTTAAATCCACGGGCATTTTCTGCATCTACAGCTTTATTAAAAGTTTTATGATTTTTTCCTTTTAATAACACATAACTATTTTCTGGTATTTCATTGTTTATTGCTTCATCATCAGACACTGGAGCTACAGAACCCCAATGCCCAGAATTTTCACCTTTTCCAGTTGGCCCCATACCATAAGCCAAGGCTGTTTTGTAATCATAATCGCTGCCTTCTGAATTAAATTTTTTAGGCATAACTTACCTTGAATAAGACATATTTCTTGGTACAAACCTTAAAGGCGCAGTTTCACGATCTTCGCCCGCGGCCAATTCAAATTGTTGTTCGTAATCTGCTTTTAAACCCATTACTCTTTGTGGGTCTACATTAGGCAATTTAACGCTTAACATATAAGATAAACCAGCCACAAAACAATTAATAAACCGGAATGGGATATCCTGAATGTTTACACCGTCTCCGGCATCTTGTAATCTGCGCATACGCCAGTAAACTAAAGTGTAAGGACTGCCACCCGCATCGGGAGTAGGCCATATGTTGACACACGGCAAATTCTGAACATATACAGAAGCACCAGCGCTGTGTGTGGCTGCTACGGTACCATTTTGACCGCGCCAACAGTTTAAAAGTTGATTAGTGGATGTATCAATGTTGGTATACCCAATAGTCTCATTATCAATTTTTACAAAACCAGTAGAGCCTAAATCCGCTACGCTAGTTAAAGTGATGGTAGTAGCCGTTGCTGATACTGGCGGAACAGTTCCTGTGCTAGCAACTGTAGTAGACGCTTGGCCGTTTGTTTGTGCTGTTTGGCGGTTAAACCATACTTGAATAGGGCGTCCAGTAGTTAGTTTATTAGGAATAGTAGAATAAGTAGACTCAGATATACGACTGAGATTAATGTCAGTTTGGT